AGTCCAGCGAAACCAAACAGCCGTACCTGGATTTCATCCGCGCGGCGGCGCGCCTGGGGCGTAGTAAACGATTGCGGTTGCTCGTGCTCGCACACGAGACAACAGCGGCAGCGATGGGCATCCACGGCGAAGCCGGGCTGCTCGATAATTTTACGCGCATAGCAGTCGACAAGGCCCACAATGCCACGATCATTTTAGACGAACCCCAACCGCTCGCAACACGGGCCGTGCCTGCCCTGGCGCGGGACGGGCTGGCGAACTTGCATCCGTGGGCAGTACCAGTACCAGATGAAAGTGCCCAAAATGACGAAAATACTGGTACTGGTATCTTTGGTATTCCTGATACCAATGAGGAAAACGAATACTCAGAACGGGATGAGTTAATACTGCTCGCCATTCGTGAGGACTGGACGTTTAACCGCCTGTACCGCGCCATCGGGGGCAACCGCACGGCGGTATCGCGCCGCTGGCAGGAATTAAAACGTGAGAGGGAATAGTATGGAAGACATCGAACTCATTCGAATAGGAGACCGGCTGAGCCAGCTCAATGACAGATCGCACCATACGCATCACCGTTCATACACCTGACGCATTATCAGTGGTACGTGCAGCGCAGGAGTTCGGCAAGGTGTATCAACTTATGACGCAAAGCAATCTCTATGATTTGTATGTTGCCGATGGATACGACGTAGTAGAGGTATTGCAATATCTGAAAAGCCAGGCATAGAAACAGCAGGACATAGAATGACTGACACCCTCACCTACCGTGAAGCCGCTGAGCATCTGGGCGTGCGCCCCGACTATGTGCGCAAGCTCGCGTCCAGGGGCAGGCTGACACACGCTGACACGCCCGGCGGTATCGCCCACGTCACCCGTGCCAGCGTTGAGCGCTACGCCGCCGAACGAGGTCAGCGGGCGCGGAAGCCGTTTGCAGAGTTGAGTGAGCGGCAGCAGTATAGGAGAAGGAAAAAATCGTAATGCGCAGGTACTGGATTGTAGCCATTGCCCTGTATGTCAGCCTTATCTGGTGGCAAACAGGGCTTATCGCAGGCCCAGAAGCCACGCTGCGTGGCGATGCGCTGCCGCGTTGGCAGCTTGCCTCCTATTATGGCGACGCGGGGGAGTATGTGGCGCTTGCCAGTGGGGAGGCAAGCATTGCCCCGTATCACTACCGTGTACTCCCTATCTGGCTTGTGCAGGCCACAGGATTGCCCGCGCCGGTCGGTTTCCTACTGCTCAACAGTGCAGCCGCGCTGTTGACGGCACTCCTGTTCACACGGTATCTGCTACACTGCTACGGCCTATCCCCAGACCTGGCATTGCTGGGCGGCGCGCTGACTATCACTATGTTGCCAATGGCCCGCACGTTACCGTTTCCGATGACAGACCCGCTGGCGCATTTGTGGGCTATGTGCATCGTCTATGCTGTCGCCACGCGCAATGCGCCCGCGTTTATTGCTGCCAGTATCACAGGCGTAGCGACAAAAGAGACGCTTGCCATCGGCGCGCTACTGTGGGTGATTGCAGTCCCTCGTTGGCAGAGCCTACCCATTGCCGCCGTGCCGGTGGCTGTGTTTGTTGGCATCCGGCTAGCGATGGGCGGCGCGGCATTTGAGGCCAATTACGGCTATGATGTGGCAGCAGGCGAATTGCCCGATTACTGGACACGCGTCTATACTGACCCCGTAGGGCTGCTGTATCGGGTTCTCAGCGCCTTCGGGCTGCTGTGGGTCGGTGTACTCGCGATACCTAGACACAGGCTCCTACGTGAGCAGTGGATAGCTATACCGCTGGTGATTTTGGCAGCCGTGCTACTGAGTAGTCGAGTAACACGACCGCTCGGCATTTTGTTTCCGGTGGTGATACCTGGAGTGCTGCTGATGCTACAGCACGCCGTACAACTCCGCAACCGTCCCCGCAATGAACTGGTTTGTTCCGGCGCTCAGCCGAAGAGATGACACCGCGTTGGTGTTTGCCGCGCCGCTGTGAAAGACATACCCGCGACCGAGCACCAGATCGCCCGATTGATTGTCGTCGTAATAGTTAATCTCTGACCAGGCGCGTTTTACCAGCGATGTATTGCTGTAAAACGGGATGCGGATATCCAGGTCATTGGCAAACGTACCTCCCCCCGCTCGCGTCCCGCCTGACCACACTCCAATACGCGGCGCGTTTTGCGCGCTGCTGACCGCACTCAAGTCATACCGCGATTGATAGTTTGCGTCGGTGTAATCGGCGTTGAAATACAGAAATAGCGCATCAACGGTGTTTGTGTCTATTTGCCCCTGCATCACCACTCGCAGGTGTGTGTACGTCGCCGGGATGCTGCTGAAATCGATATTCGTGGCGGCGCTCGCCAGTGTTTGCGATGAAATGAGAGTCAGCCCGCCGCCGCCCGATGGCGCGGCCCATCCGACCGACCCGCCCGATACTGTAAGCACATCGCCATTGCTGCCGACGCCCAGGCGCGCTGGTGCGCCTGATGCCCCCCCGACGATGATATCCTCTGCCGTGGTCATCGGGTTTGTGAGCACCGTATCCCATTCTGGCGCGGTGGCTCCCGCGTTGACGACCAGCGCCTGACCTGCCGCGCCAATACCGAGCCGCTGCGCGCTGCCGCCATCGTAGTAGAGCAGATCGCCCGCCGATGTCCACGGCAGCGTGGCACTGTTGGTGACTGGTTGCCATTCGGACGCGCCGCTATTCCAGGCCAGCACCTGATTTGCAGTTGCCCCGCCCTGTGCTAGTTGTGACAAATTGATGGTGGCGCTGCTGACGGTGCTCGTTGCAATATTGCCCGCCTCGGCGCGCTGCTGCTGGCGTTCGCTGCGCATCTGTTGCGCCTGCTGCGCGGCCAGCAGCGCCGCCAATCGCCGGATGGTCTCCTGGCTGTTCGTCATTGTATCGGCTCCACATAATCTCTGAGATTGGCTGCTGTCAGGCTGCTGGCGTCAATGGTCGTTTCTGTCGTGCCATCCCAGAGATACACCGTGTCTTTCAAGTCGTTGAGCGCGGCCACCAGCGTGCGCGTCTGCTTATCCATGCCGATGCGTCCCACATCTGCTCCAGAGGCGGCTACCACGGACAGCGATGGTGCGCCTGCCACATCGAGCACCTCAGCAATCCCTGCACGGGTCGTGAGCGACGGCCCGCCGCCCACATAGGCGCGCTCTTCTGTCGTGATGACCACGCTTCCCGCCGTGCCAGCGCCGAGTATCTGTGTTGGCTGCGCGGCGGTGTAGTCCGCCGCGTACCACAGCCCGCCCGCCGGTGCGTCAGAACTGCACCAGAGCGCCCGGTTGCCTGTCGGGTAAGTACCGACAGCAAAATAGTCTTGATCGCCTGTGGTGCCTGATGGCTCTGTGATGGTGCCGGATCGGATATACAGGGCCGGATCGAGGCCCGTACTGGCACTGCTGCCTGTGGTGCCTCCCACTACATCGCCACTGGCACTCACGTCAACACATGTAATGCCGTAGTCGGTCGTGGTTGTCTGTCTGGTTTGTGACGTTCCCACGCCCTCGAAGACATAGCTTGTTGAGGTGCTGCCAGTTACGGCCTGCCGCACAGCCACCGACCAGCCGGATGTGCGAATGCTAAGCGGCTGGAAGTTCCCTTCAATCTCGCTCCCTGCTGCGATGCTGGCGATGCTCAAGGCGACGCTACTCCACGTGCTGCCATCCCAACGCCAGAACACAGGTGTGCTGCCGTCATTGCCCACCAGTTCGCCGCTCGCCACCTGCACATCTCCATCGGCGTTGGTGGTGAATACTGCGTACCAGATGTCCGGGTTGTTTGGCTCAGCTACGACCCCCTGACTATACAGCGTGGTGGCAGGCAGGCCGTTGTTCCGCAGCGTCCAGCTACCACCGCTATACTCATACACGCCGCCGCCAGTCAGGCCAACGGTGGGGATAAGCAGTCGAAGCTGTGGCGACAAATTCGCCAGCGGCCCAATGCCGATCTGGACAGACGGTTGCAGGTCAATCGGTAGGATCGTGGCAAAATTGAGCACCTTGAACGATTGCCAGGTACTATCGCTGCCGAACACAAGCTCGTTCAGCCGGTCGTCGCGGATCAGGTCTGCTGCCGTGCCGGTTGCATCGGTTTGCCCGATATCTGACGCAACATACTGCGACCCATCCCACGTCAGTTTATACAGATTGCCACTGGCATCCCCGCACACGAACGCCTCCTCGGTAAGCGCGGCGCTGATCGTGGTAATGCCCGATGGCGCGGTCACGCCTGACCAGTCTACGCTGTGGCCCTGGTCAAACACGACCAGCCCCGCGCTGGTGGTCGTGCCAGTGTAGCAGGCCGCGTTGCTGCCATCGGCAAACCCGGCATTGGCCTGCTGCTGACAGGTGCTCCCAGCCTCGCCCGTCTGGGCAGCGGGAAACGTCGTGCTGTCGTAACTGTTGAGCACGGTATTGCCCGTGCAGATGCGAATATACGAGCCGCCCGGCGCGGTTTCCACATCGTTGATCGTAGCGGCTGCTGTGTAGAGCAGCGTGAACGTGGCACCGTTGTCCTGACTGCGGTACAGTTTGGTGCCGGCGGTGACGATGATATCCTCGGCTGTCTCCTGGTTGCGGTAGATGGATGTGATGCCTGTACCCGATGGCTCCGTCCAGAGCAGCGTGGCGCTGCCGCCCTCTGGCTCCCAGGAGTACACAGCCCCGTCATCCCACCCCGACAGCAGCGGCCCGTTCGCGCTGAATTTGGCAGTGGCATCACACGACTGGCCCGCGCGCGTAAAATCCTCGTAGCCCGTGTTGATGTCGCGCAGCACCCGCCAGCCGTTGCTGCCCCTGGCGATGCTGAGTACCCGCGTGACGCTTTCCACTGCCGGATCGTCCAATGCTTTTGTGACAGGCTGTGGCGTGCCAACGCCATCAGATACCGTGAGCGTGATGCTCACACCCGCCGGGTCGCCTGTGTCCAACACAAAAATCGGGTCAACCACCGCTGGAATGCTGGCAGGGTCGGAGGTTGCGCCGCTCACCGACCAGCTATAGCTGATGGTGCCCTGCGCCACATAACTGGCGCTGGCATCGCACTGCACAATCAGCCGCTTTTCCAGCGACCCTCCGACATCGACAAGCTCGGCCTCCAGGGTAAACGCAAAATCGGCGTAGGGGGGCGGATACTCCGAGTACCCTGATCCTGGTACGCGCGACGGCCCCAGGACGCAGGCGACGGTCATCACATCGGCCTGCACGCTGATGCTCTCCACAAACGCCATATCCTTGATGGTGATCGATGGGTGGCCGGTGGTATCCAGAAAAATGGTGCGCCCCGGCATCAGGTCGGGGTCAAACATCGCATCAAACGACACCTCTTGAATTTGCCGCGCCCGCCGGTTGACCTCGCGCTCGGCGATAGCCTGCCCCGCGCCGCCGCTGCCCGTCTGCATATAGCGGTACGTGTCGCCATCGGCGCGCCCGCTGATGCCGCTGGCCGTGTGCGTGTAGTTCGGCTCGGCCCCGTCCGACCGCGTTGGCCCGCGCGCCGTCCAGGTCGTGACAATGGCCGACACCTGACCGAACTGCTGACTGGCGCTATAGATCGGTCGGTCAGTGCCCGATGGCAGCCACGCATAGGCAATGTCGCTATTGGCAGTCGGGATGCCAGTGTTATCAGTCACACGGGTGGTGCCGTTGGGGCTGGCCCAGAGCGCAGCGCCCGCAAACGTCATCAGATTGCGCATCACCGTGCTGAGTGTCTCGGTGGTATCAATGGTGATACTGTCGAATGTCCCCAGGTCATACGCGCTGCCGGGGTCGTAGATCGGCCCGATCTGGCTGCTGTCAAGACCCGCCGCAGTCAGCAGGTCGGTCACGGCGTCGTCAAACGCCCGGCTGCTCCAGGAGATGGCGCTGGACGGCGAACTATCTAGCGCACCTAACACATCAACGATCTGATAACGATACGCCACGCCGCTGCCAGTATCCACCTGGCTGGTATCGCGCCGCGCAAAGCCCGTAAAAAAACGACGCGGTATTCCGTTGCAGATCACATCGACATAGGCAGTCTCGCCGCCAGCGAGCGTAATTTCATCCCGCAGCAGCACCGTGCAGGAGCTTCGATCACGGTCAAGGCCAAACGCCTTTGACCAGCCTTCGGCCACAATTTCATACGGCCTGCCGCTAATATAGCAGATCGCAGACCAGTGCGGCGCGGGGTGCAGCAGGGGCCAGGTGGTCACAATCCCCCCGTTGCCACAAACTCGACTGGCCCGGTGTAGCCCTCGCCTGTTGCAATCAATGGCAGCAGACGAAACTGCGTCAATACGACCTTCGGAATGCTCCTGGTGCCATCGCTCCAGGTCGCCACTGTACGAGGCCGCGCCAGAAACGCCGTGCGTAGCGTGCCGTAATCAGCCGTGGACGCAACCCATATATCGCCTTGCCATCGGTAGACATGTCCAAAGGATGGCACCTGCACGCTCCCCGTGCCGCCCCAGGGTCGCTCTTGCTGGCGTAGCTCTGGCAGCCAGTCAGGCACGGTGAGTATTCCGCTGGTGGGGCCGATGACGGTGCATGTCACACCGTTCCAGACAAACTCAATCTGGTCGATCAATGTCATGATGGCACTCCCTGAGCGACCAGATTGTCCAGTCCCTCCTGAAATTCATCCCAGATTGACGCCCGAAACCCCTCCAGCGTGCGCTGAAAATCCTGCATGCGCGCCTGGCTGTCAACCGATACGCCACTGATTGAAATTGGCGCGTTCAGTGTCAAACTTGGCGAGCCGCCGCCGCCGCCCGCAGGTGCAGCAATGGCGCTTATGATGCGCTCACTGGCATCGTTCGGAAGCACCATCCCATCCATGCGCGGGATCATCAGTTCGCGCCCGCGCTCACCGACAATGTACGGCGCGTTTGCCCGAACCGGCCCGCCGATTGCGCGACCTGGTGGTTCTGGTTCTCCATCGGGCAACTCGGTGACAAGCGCGGGCGCTGCGGCGCTCTCTGCCGCTTCGACCTGACCAATCGCCGCGTTATAGTCGCTCACATAGTCGCGCACCGTTTGCAGCCGCGCCTGCATCGAATCGCTAAGTTGCTGTTCCTGTGTGTCGTATTCGCTTTGCAGCGCTTCATTTAGCGCCTGCTGCTGCTCCTGATTGACCCCGATGACATTGCTGTAATATTGACCGTACAGCGTCAATTGCTCGTTCAGCGTGCGCTCCAGTTCCGCGCGGCGCTCTTTATAATTGACCGCTTCCTGCTTGGCCTGTTGCGCCAGGGCTTGTTGCTCCTGGCTCAAGCGTTCGCTAATCTCTTGCTGCTGCTCTTGCAATCGAGTATTAGCCTCGTCGCGCTGAATTCGCGCCGTTTCCTGCGCGGCTGCGATTTGCTTCTGCGCGGCCTCTTCCGCAGCGGCGATTTGAGCCTGCGCCGCCTCCTGCGCGGCGGCCTTGCGAATGTTGCCCTCTTCGATGATGGCCTGGCGCTCTTCTTCGCGCTGTTGCTGCCGTCGCTGCGCGGCCATATGCGCCAGGTGAACGGCCTGATTTTCTCGATCCTCAATAGCCGCCAGGGCCTCATCGCGCTCTCTGTCCAGTTCGCTAATTAAGTCGCTGCGGCCCTGCTCAATTAGGCGCTGGCGCTGTTCTTCGTAGCTCTCCTCCAGGGCAAGACGCTCTTCAATGCCGCGTTCCCGAATGGCAAACTGCTCACCGGCTAACTCGGCTTCTCCCTGTTGTGTGAACCGCTGCGCCTCCTGCTGCGCAGCCTGCAACGCCTCAAAGCGGCGGCGCTCCTGGGCTTCGCGCTGATCAATCCCGGCCCGATCTTCTGGCGCGGCCCCCACGGCTTCCAGGTCGTTGACCTCAGCCGCAACCCGTGTATCAGCAAGCGTGCGCCCAATGTCAGCCTCAACACGACGGCGCGCCGAGGCTTCACGGCGCGCGCCTTCTTCTGCCATATCAGCCAATTTACGATTGGTATCAGCACTGATGTCTTCCAGAGTTTCGCCCAGATCGCGCTGCGCTTCGACTATTGCGTCGTTCCGTTCCTGATACGCATCCTGGATAGCGCCGCTTTCATCAGCGGCAATCTCGGCCAATCTATTGGTATAGTCGCGCTCTGCGTCAAGCAGCGCGGCGTTTGCGGTTTCTTGAGCCTCGACCAGTTCCTGGCGCAACTCGCGCCGCGTGTCGTAATACGCCCCCTCGGCATCAGCCAGGTTTTCCTGAGTCTCAACAATATCACGCTCCAGGTCGGCCATATCGTCAAGTGCCTGCGTGGCTGCCTCAATCTGCTCCTGAGTGCGGCCTGAGCTTTCGGCAATCGTTTGCATAGCTGCATCGATATCACCAGCAGCAAGCTGTGTTTGCAGCGCGCGCTGCTCAAGTGCCAGTGCAACCTCGCGCTCCGCCTCAGCTTGCATTTCGGCCTCAGCCTGCAAAACGTGGGTCAGATCGCGGGAGCGCTGCTCAATACGATCTCCTGTTGTGCGCGTCGCCTCATAGAGTTGCTCAAGCTCCTCCTCGTAGGCGCTGCGCAGCTCAGGCCGCAACCGACTTGCCGGATTGCGCAGCCCGGCCTCGAGTTCAACAATGCGCTCAATCTGGCGGCGTTGCGTTTCCTCCAGGTCTGCCAGCGCGTCGCGTTCAGCCTGATACAACGATTGCGTATCCTCACTGGCACCCTGGAACTCGCGGCTCGCCTCGCTCAGCGCGTTGTATGCGTCGGTTCCTTGCTGGAGTTGCTGCACCACACCGTCCAGATCAGACAACGCGCTGATGGCCGTGTTGGTGCGATTGGCGACCAGTCCCAGCCCGCGCGCCGCCGGGGTCAATCCTCGCTGGATCAGGCCGCCGAGGGATGTGGTCAGTTGCCCCACTTCTGCCGATGCGTCCCGAAACGCCTGAGCGTTGGTTTGCAGCCGCGCATCAACCGCCTCGGTTGTGGCTCCAAGGTCAGTGAGCAAGTTGTCAAGGACAGCTAGTTTTTCAGCACCGCTCAAGCTCTCATCAGTGAGCGCCGCCAGTTCCCGCCGCGAGAGCTCAAACCGTCCTGCAAGGCTGGTAATGTCGCCTGAGAGCGCTTCGCGTAGCGCAATGGCGGCATCCTCGAATTGCGCCGACGGGTCAAGCACCAGCAACCGCTGCGCGGCCTCGTTGATCTCGCCAATGCCCACCCCGGCGTTGCGCGCGCTATTTGACAGGCTTCCGAGTTGCGCGATATTCTCCGATAGACTGCCGCCGTAGCGGCGTTGCTGATCCTCAGCCAGCCGCAGTATCTCGTTATACGTCGCCTGATCGCCTGCCAGCGCGCGCACGGTTGCCTGTGTCGTTTCCAGGTCGTTGGCAGCGCTCAGCGCTTGCGCGCCAAATTGCACGAATTGCGCCGCGCCCAGGCTGACCCCAAGCGCGCCGAGCGCGCCGTTCAGCCCGCTGACCCCTGCTCCGAAGCTGGCGACCCCGCGCTGCGCACGCTGCGCCGAGTCGCCCGTGGCGCGCAGTTGCGCTGACGACTGGCGCAGATTACGCACGGCTCGATTGGCCGATTGGCTGGCGTTATCGAGGGATTGCGCGGGCAGATTGAGCAAGCGGCTGCTGCGCTCGCTGGCTGTGCCTGCCCGCTCCATCGATTGCTCAAGGTTGCGCAGGGGTTTCTGTGCCGCCTGCACCGATTGGCGCAGGGGCTTGAGGTCGAGGTCAATAGAGCCGGATGCGCGGCCTATGCTTTCGTCGGTCATCTCAGGCGCTCCGTGCTAAATGACGCACACTCAAAAAGCGCGAACGATCCACCGTTTGCGGTCGCTCTGGCTCCGAGTTCGATTGCTGGCGGTGCGTATGCGCGGCGACCAGCACCGCATAATCAATCTGCAAATCATCCCAGGAGCCGCGCAACAACTCACTCGGTCGTACTCCGTACCGCTCGGCCACGAGGTCGAGGGCTATTGCCGTGTGACGGTTCTTCGCCAGGAAACACGGCAAACGGGGCAACCTCCTCAATTGCCCAGGAGAACAGATTGAGCCGATCAACCTCGTCAATTTCGTCAATCATCACCGACCCCGAAGGCAGCCCCTGCCCGGCTGGCACAGACAGGAGTATCGGCGGCGAGACAATGCACGCGGCTGCCACTGCGTCAATCAATGGCATGTTGTCTCGCAGTCCCTCGGCGTCAAACCGCAGCGGCTCGCCGTTGATCAGCGCCTCAACCCGCCCGGCCAGCGTCAGCGGGATTTTGCCGCGTGCCAGCAGCCGCAGCAGGCTGGCTTTTTCGGCCTGAACAATCAGGCCACAACTCAGGGTAATTTTCTGCGGCCTGGTCGCAGCCCGCCACTGGTCAACGTCCTCTGTGGGGTCAAATGCTGGTGTCATCGGCTCGCCGTCCCACTATCACCAGTCGTGTCCGTACCGATGGCCGCAAAGGTGAACGTTGTGCCCGTTGGCACCGTGATGATCTCGTTCAGCCCATTGATGTACCCGGCAGTCGCGCCAGCGATGTACCAGATTTCGCCTGCGGTCATGTCGCTGGTGTCGGCAGTTGTCGCCGTCGCAATGTTGCTCGCCACGTCGATGTTGGTCAGGGTTTTGGTGGTAAACGCCGGTGGTGTGGCGGTTTCGTGCTGGATGATGTCATAGGCACGATCTGCTGTGCCGGTCACGGGAATCGCCAGCCCGCTCATTTCTGGCGCGGTAAACGTGTCGCCGTCGGTCATGTTGACCTGGAACCCGCCAGTTAATGTCATCTTCGGGATATAAATATGCACGTCGTCGCCTTCGTCGCCCAGGCTCTGACCAATGACCTCGAAATAGCCAAACACCTTCCCCGTTTCCATTTCAATGGTGCGTGTCTCGTTCGGGGTCGTGCCGGTTGCGGCGGGCAGTGTGTAGCCGAACAACATTGGAAACGCCTCAATCGGGATACCACCAACGCCGAACGTGACGTTCGCCCCGCGCCGATAGGTGATCGTGCTGGCGATTTTGCCGCTGCCGTCAAGCCGCCCAGATGTCACCACATCCTCCACGGTGATAACCTGTGCCGCGTCCAGTTCGACAATTGTCGTGCCGCCGCGCCGCCTGACCTTTGCGTTATTCAAGCCCATCACCTTGGGCTGTGCTGCTACTGCCATGGTTTATCCTCCTATGGTACGATTTTCACGGTTCCACTATCATTCCACATTGCCCCGGTTGGCAGGCCGCTTGCCGATGTAGGTAGCGACGGCGCAACAATATAGTTATCGGTAAACGCTACCTGAGGCACGCCGATATATGCCCCCTGTGTGTCTGGGCACACGATACGCAGGTTGCGATTAACGTTCACGTCCCAGACAGTATCGGCGATGATTTGCGCACCTACGGCGTAGCAATCGCCACTGCTGCCCATTTTGATACCAAGCGTGCCGCTATGGTTGCCGGTCTCCAGGATATGACCGAAGCGCACAATCAGGCTGCTATTCACGATGTTGCCCGCGATGCCGAGTGCGTTGTCGCCTGCCAGGTACAAATCCTCTACATTGACATGCAGATGCCCCTGACCCACGGCGCTATCCCCGATACCCTCTCCATTGGCAGGCACCCAGATTTTTGGTGTGAACAGAAAAAAAATACCAGGACTGGCAGTGTTTTTGACACAAAACGTGTTGACGATACTACCCTCGCCAGGTTGTTCGCTGCCGGTTGCGCCAGTGCCGTCAACCTCGTTGATGTAGCAGAACGACGTGTTATCGCCAGATGTTTTGTTCAGCAGCGTTGTGCCGTTCGCGGTAGCTGAGATACGAAACAACCGGAGTTGCACCTCATCCCCTAGCGTGACAGTGCCGCGTACCGTGGCAAGCGGGCCGTCAATGTCCACATAGTCAGGCTGTGCTATGGTTTCGGTGTACTCGCCACTGTCGGTAATGACAACCGACACGCGGCTATACAGCCCTGGTGTGAGTGCCGACGCTGCGGTGATCGCCGCGCTGATGGTCGCAAATGGCCGCGCCGGGTTGGTGCCATCGTTGCTATCATTGCCGTGTTTTGCTACGAACAACGTCCGGGTGTAGCTCGGCGCGGTCGGGCCGCGCACCGTCTCAACCGTAGCGCGCCCGGTAACGGCGCTGTCAACATCAACCACCGGAACCAAATCGCTGGTCGTAAGACTGCCGAGCAATGGCAGGTCGCTAATTTTCGACATAAATCAACTCTCCACTCTCGGTCAGGATCGGCGCGCCGCTCTCGGTCAGTAATGCCGATAATCCAGTTGTCGGCTCCAGGTGCAGCGGCAGCCGGTAGCGGCTCACAATCAGCGAGCAATCCAGCGCGGCGTCCCACTGCCCCAGCAAGTCATTCGCGTGGAACATCTGCCAGGCCCGCACCCCGGCAAGCCGCTGACGGTGCAAGAGCGTGATACAACGGTTGCGCGCCTGTTCAATCGTGGTGCTCCCGGTGCGCTGATAGAAATACAGCGTAAAATTGCGCTGACTGCTGTAGTGAAACGGGCCGAACGGCTGATCGCCTGTCAATTTGACAATCGCACACGGCAAAAGCTCACTGTCACTGTCAAACGCATCAGGCGTATTGGTGCGCGAGATATGATCGACTTCCGCCCCGTCATAAATGCCCCCCGGCAGCAGCGCCACCAGCGTAGCATCGCCCTGCAACAGGTTGAGCAGTTCTGTTCTCATCGATCCCACCGCAATCCCAGTGCCCGCAGGCGCTGTTTCAGTATCGGGATGTGGTGCTGCACAGTGGGCCACAGGATGGCGTGGCGCCCCGCCTGTACGGTCTCCAGCGCGGCGGGGTTGGCCCGCACAAGCGCCAGCAGCGCCTTAAAGCGCCCGCCCCCTGCCAGTTCCAGATAGATGCCGTAATCGACGCTGTGAGCAATGACCAGGAGAATTGCGTTGGCCTGCTCTTCGATGAACCCTCGCAACCCGGCCCGCGCCGCGCCCGTGTCGTCTTCCCAGGGTCGGTTGACCTTTGCGTAGCCCTCCATTTGCAGTACCACTTTGGTGGCCTCGCGTTTGACCTGTTTCTCCAGGTTGCGACCGTAGCGCGCAACAGGCAGGCTGGTTGGTTTTTGTTCCCATTTGATGCCCATTACTGCACCGCTTCCAGTTCCGCATACGCAAATACATCACTGAGTATGTCGGTGAATATCACGCGCATCAATGTACTGTTTACTGTTGCCCGATCCCCGACCCGGATATCGGTTGTAAGCGCGCCATACAATTTCAGGTCGGCCCGATGTGCGCGCCCGCCGTCGGTGGTGCGCTCCGTGCTGGCCTGCGATACTGGCGCAAGATAAAACTGCTGTGCCGCCAGGGTGATATTGCCGCGCCTCAATGCCACGTCAACCTGCGGCAGCCGCTCGACCACGGCGCGCAGCTTTGCCTTCGTGCGGTCGGTCAGCAGCGGGCGCGTCGTCATCACCAGGCCACCTTGTGCCGAATGCTCTGACTACTCGCCCGTGTGCTCTTCGTGCCTGGCTGATCAGCAGCAATCTCAGCGCGCAGGCGATTGGCCAGGTCTTTCCAGGCCGCGATCTGCGCGCTGTAATCCACTGATAGACCCGATATCGATACCTCCACCG